GTGTCTAAATCCTGTAGACGTTCGGCATTATCTATTAGTGTGTGCCACACCAGTACCATATTGTCTATCTCTTTCAAATCGATCTTGGGTTGACGACGTTGTGGTTTGGTAATCCAGCGATTATTAGCCACACTGAATAGTCCACCGCTAACACCGGGAGTGTTCCGATCTTCCACATATAGAGTAACCGGTATCCCATAAATTTTAACGTCGTGTTCCTGTTCATAGAGATGACGTTTGGCATCGAACAGTTCTTCTGCCTCCTGAGCGCAGTCAAGAGCCGCATAGTCAGTGATTAGGTGTAGATCCAGGTCTGACTTGTCTGTATAGTTATAGTTTACATTTGATCCAGTAATCACTATATCTTCCACAGTAAACGGTATGCCCACAAACTGTTCAAAGTCTTCGGCTATGCGTAGTAGAGCGCCTCTCACCTCGGCCTTGAGTTCTCCTCGTGGTTCCCAAATCTTAGGATTGAGTGTGGTATTCTGTTGAATAGGGTTTAAAAGTTCTAGAAACTTCATAGTTCTGTATTTAGTTTGATTAAATATAGCTATGAATGATGAATCGCATATAAGTTACCTAGGACATCTGCTCTTGGCCAATCCCAACAATCCTAAAAATGAATTGGCCAAAAGTGTAATCATGTTGGTCACGCACACACCAAACATTGCCGTTGGTCTGCAGTTAAACAACCCGCATGAAGATCTCACCATAGGTCGTATCAGCAAGAACATAGGCATAGATCATGAAGGAGAGTCGCCCATATACTTCGGTGGGCAGGTCAACACTCACAAGATTCATATTCTACACAGTCTGGATTGGCGTGGATTAAGCACAGTAGAACTTGGGGATAATATTGGCCTAACCAATGACATCAGTGTGTTGTCTGCCATGGCACGTAACGAAGGTCCCAGCAAGTTCAGAGCCTGTGCCGGTTATTGGCTATGGGAATCTGGTAGATTAGACAGTGAAATCTATAATGATCAAATAGAAATGAACAGTTATCGTTGGGAATTAATTCGTGCCACAGAAGAACTGGTGTTCGATGTTGATCCTTATTATCAATGGCAGACCTGTTTAGAGGCCATAGCCAAAGAAAAAGTCAATCAGTGGTTCTAGTCACGTTCCGGGTTAAGTTTGGGCAACATTGATCTAATTAGGGCCGTGTTCAAGGGTCTGTCACGTGGTTTTTGAACTGTGGCGCCCTGATCGGGCATACGTATTTCGCCTGTTTCCGGATCAACATTTTCCGAGCTAGTAGTTACCACGCTGGTTCGTTTCAAGGTAAATGTATTAGGATTAGATCGTTGTTCATGCATAGATGACTGAGGTTGGTCATCTTCGTTAAGGTCTGTGATTCGCAGTGTGTCTAGATTAAATTCTAATTCGACCTTTTGCCCCACGCCCGAACTTGAGCGTGTCTTCATAAACTGTATCTGATAGCGTCCGCGATCTTTCATAGCTCTGCTGGTAAAGATACCTATGACATTATCCGCAGTCTGTATCTTTGATAGGCCGCCTGAGATATGACTATGATCAAATTCAATTTCTTCCACGGCAGCACGATTTAATTGTGAAGCCGTCACTGTGATACACTGTGTCTCCATGGCCAGGTTACGAATTTCTTCTGATACATATTTGTCTTTAACAAACAGATCTGAAGGTGATACTTTCACTGACAAAGGCATCATTAGGTCTAGGTAATCAATCAATATAACATCAGGACTGATGCCTTTCTTGACCTGATATTCTTTGAGATAGGCTCTGACATCATTACAGTTTTTACCTGATGGCATATATTTGATCTGTATACTGCCGGATTTTTTACTTAACATTTTTACCTTAAGTTCTACATCATCTATGTTACGAAATATTTCTCTAGTGGGAATACCTGTGGTCATGCTGTCTAATCTCATGGCCACAAGATTTTCACTAAGCTCGAATGTCAAGTATATTACATTCAGACCCATTAGGGCCCAGTTCAAAGCCAAGTTGGCCAAAAATAAGCTCTTACCACCACCCGACCCTGCGGCAAATATATTCAGTTCGCCTCTGTTAAATCCGCCATACAGTTTCTTGTCCACACTGGGCCAACCTGTGGAAATTTGACCGTTGGCATTCTTAAGACTTTCTAATCTCTGTCTAGGGTCCATGAAGTAGTCAGTGCCCATGTCCTTGTTCAGACTGATCTGTAGCGCATCTTTAATTAATTTTTCAACTGGGTTATATTCACCTTTCTCCAACATATCTGCCGAGCGCAATATAGCACGTTCTAGACTTTTATGTCTGCTGAATTTTTCAAACTCGTCCATTAGCCAATCATAATTTTCCTTGGGTATGGATATTTTTTTCAGTTCAGTTTGGCAGGCTGCGTTGACCTGTACCACCTCGGGCATGACCTTATAGTTGTCCACATATTCTGTGATAAATTTGGCTGTGGATCTAAGCCTTTGATCAAAGTTTTCTGGATCAAAAATATTTTGACATCTAATAAATGTTTCGGCATCGCTCATGAACATTTCTAGATACAATTTCTGCATGTCTGTGTTGTAGTTTGGTTTAGTCATGAATGCTTTCTAGTCTTTTCTTAAGTAATTTTATTTTCAATTCTGCTGTTTCTCTATAGTGTATGATAGATTGTAGTGTGTATAATCTACCAAACGTTTTTACACTGTCGGCTACATCTTTGATATGGTCGGGCCACGGTGGACTGCTCACAGACCAATTATGTTCCAAGGCTGCTGTGATCATTCTACTGCCTGGACGATCTCTATCAGGCACAAGGATTACTTCTTTGCCTAAGTTGTTTATGCGTTGGCACTGTGTAGGATTTGGTTCATTTGTCATTACTGCCACACCGTCAATACCTATGGCGTCGAATTGCCCCTCTACTACAATTATATATTTTTTATTATCAGTCTGTCTATCTATATTGAAAACATAACCGGGTTGTGCCTCTGAAAGATATTTGGGTTTGCCTGGTCCAATTTTTCTACCAGTATAGCCCACACAGCGTTCTTGATAATAAAATGGCAGCAGTATTCGGTCATTATAACCTGGACTGAAACTGTAGTGCCATGGATACCAATCTATACCCATACCTCTATCAATTAGATAGTTTACTAATTTATGTTGAATTTCTGTCAGTTCTGGATTTGTGTCTGCTAATAACTCTGTAAGACTCACAGTCTGGTCTGGTAAAGCTCGTTCTTCTAAGTCCAAACTTAATTGTTTTACTTCGGCAGGTTGATCTTCTTTGAGTTTTAAGGCGTAAAGGTTTAATTTAGCAATATCGTCAGATAACATACCTAGATATTTGAATAAAGTCTTGGTATTGGTACTAAGAAGTTTGCCCTGGGACCACCCAGCCTTAAATCCACAGTTAAAGCAATGATATTGAAACCCACCGGTAGGACTAATTAATACTCCTCCGCGTTTTTTAGTGTCTCTGCTTTCACCTCTGTTATGACAACACGGCGCATCGAAACTGATCCATCCACTGGGAGTATTTTTACGTTTCGGAGGCAAGACTGCTAATAGTGATGATTCAATAAGGTTCACACTATTAGTTTAACTTCTGTACAGAATTTTGTCAACGGCGCCGTAGTAGTCGGGATCATCATTATCTGGATCCCCAGGTTTAGTAGATGGAATGTGAATGAACCTTACGTAGGTATAAACACCATTAAAGTTAACATAATCAACTCCAGTAAACCCTGTATAGTTTCTAGTTTGAATTGTGGAATATTTGCCAAAACTGCTAGGGCTGTTACTTAATGTAGCCTGTACTAACACAGTTCCTCTGTAGTTACGTAGATATAGGGCCGCAGTATGTAGTGCTGTGTTTCCATTAAATTCTGCGTTAGCATATACGTTACCGCTTTTGTGTTCGTAAAGATTGGTATCCGCATTAAAACTTTTTTGAAAGTCTGATACATCTACGCTGGGCTGAAGAACGGGATATACATCTTCTAAAATGTGTGCCGTACCATTTACGCCGTAGTAGGTGTTAGAATATGCGGGACTGTATGAACCATCATCATCTAGTATTTTTACACTAAACTGGTAACTGGATTTTAGAAGATCTATGGTATCACTTTCTGTCAGAGTTAACAGTGCCAATCCTCTAGTAGCCGTATTAGTTTCTAAAATTTCCAATGGTTTTTCTAAAATCAATCTTCTATTAATTGCGTCATACATGGAGAAAACAAAGGTCTGTGTTGATGAAACGCTGATTTTCTTTTGGTCGCTATTCTTAAACTGAATACGAACTTGGTTTTTAATACCTTTTTGAATATTAAGGTCGCGTTGGTACATGACTCTGTTAACCCCTCTGATAGTAGCATCCAAATCTAAAGTAACTTCTAAGGTATTGGCGTATAAATAGATTGGCAAATTTTGCATACAATTATTTATAGATAAGATGAGTTCGTTTTCCGACTTTCAAAAAAACTACCCTTTCATTAGCTGTATTAAAAGTAATGACATTGAATACGTCGGTATCATTATAAACTTTGATAACAATATTGCTAGTATATATGATATTGAATCAATCAAAGACCTATCCGATCGTAAAGTTTTTTTAGAGCTAGGAGAAGTATGGTGGTGGGAAAGTAATCGTAAAATACCAATCAATATTTTTTTAAAAGTAGAAATGAGCTCATACAGATACAGTATTAAGACTTTCAACGCTAAGGATGTAGAGCTCATATTCGGACCTGTGGTAAACCTTAGCGATATAGCAGAAAAACGTGTCAAGCGTAGGTCGATTCAATTAGTAAGAACGACTAGAAAAGTCTATCCATAATCATAACTTATTTGTTCGCAGATTAGATTCATCTGTACTACCACAGCGGCCGCATATGCTATGGCGTGTGACTTTTTAAAGTAGTATTGGTCATTATCGGGTTTGGTCCAAACCTCGTTCATCACCGTAGTCCAATCTTTCCCAATCAGATAACGTTTCGCAGGGCGTATCATAGCCAAAACTGCCGCTAGTTGGTCTATCGTCCGGGGTTTCATACTTCTTAAGATCGAACCATGTCCGTTGACGTGAAATAGCAAGTTGACGATATCGTCCTGTTCCAGTAAATCCCATAGTGGTTCCTTATTCAGTAATTCATTGAGATGTTCTTCGCTGCGAATATCTTTATATATGCCTACGTTTAGAAAATCTAGTTTAAA